CTCTGTCATCCCTATGTTATGCGCTTCTGTATGGTGCTGCCGGCATAGACATATTTTGCGATAACCCGAATCATCAACCTTTCTTCGGTCATTCCCCATTCCAATTGTGTCTACATGGTGTATTTCACCCTCTCGACCGCATATAGCACACTTCCGAAGCTTTAAACATGCATACAGGTAATGTCCTATATCATCAGTACGGTTAAGGGCAAAATCCAGCAACGGTATTCCCTGTTCCAGCGCATAATCCAGCATGGTATTAATAAATTCCCTGGCAGTATC